GGACTAGGATTATCTTGTTATTACCTTGACATCATGTGTCTGCTTCTAAGTCAGACTAGTCAGGAACCCAGTGATCCTCTCAACATTTATATCATAGCATAAAAAAGCACCCTGTGTGGGTGCTTGTGACAGTTTGTTAAAGTGGCACAGTGTTATGCTGGTTTATCTGGTATAAGGTTATCGTATGGTATACCACCAGCAGGTGTAACAACCTGAACATGAATGAAATAATCCTGATCAGCAAGGTCAGATGATAATGGTATCCAATCTTGCATTGTATCAATCGCTACTGCCTGACTATCAAATTCGTAGATAGTATAGTGCTCACCAAATACTTCACCAATCTCATCGGTTGGTATACTATCCTCATAATATGTTTTAACTGTGGCTTGTTTGGTAGCATCCAAGGTAGACCATTTAATATTATTAATGATAGCAATAAATTTATTCTTTGATTCAGCAGCATACTTAGCGAGTTCATATACTCGTTGTGCATTTAATGATACTAGCATTATAATTCTCCCTTTTCAATCTTATCTAGTAGATCTTCAATGAAGTCTCTATTTACCTTAGCATTGTTAGCGTTCACTTCATCTACTACCTTATCAGTTGCTTCAGCATTATTAGGATTAGTAAATGATTTGTGGAATGGACTTACCATCACTCTTTGTGTTTCAATGCCACTGATAGGTGCAATGACAGATGTTCTTGCAGCAATATACAATACCATTCTCTGTGCAAATGAATTCAATGTACTTGTAGTCATCTTCCAGAAATGATATGAACTATCAAGATAATCTTTATCTGTACCTTGTAATCCTATCTTATCAACAACTATTTGATCTACTGATAATGATTTTCTTTCATTATACTCATCAGGAGTAATAGGAAGAACTACATCAAATGGTGACGCAGCAGCTTGTAATGTAGGAAGATCTCTAATATATTGTCTATACTTTTTCCACAATAATTTATCTGCATCACTACAAGGTGAATCAGCCATTTGTGTGTAATCACTATCCTGTAGAAGAAATCTCCTAACAACCTTTACCTTGTCCCATGTTAATGAGTTAGTTCTAGCATACTCTGTTTGTACTGCTTTCTCATACGTATCTTCTTCTACCTCCCTAAACTCAACAAATTTCTCTTTTAATTTGTCTCTTAGGTCTGTTACATCATACTCTGCAACACCAGTTGGATCAAACTCGTATGCAACCCACGTATTTGTATTAGTTTTAAAGTTCTTTTTATACTTATTTCTTTGCACTAGAAATGTATCATCAAGTCTATAAACAAACATTTCAAGTTTATCCTTAGCACTATCCCATAAAGGATAGAGTAATGGACTGATATCTGATTCCCAATAACTATCAGTTATCTGTTTTTGAACGCCTTTGTACTGAATAGTTCTATCCAATGCATTCAAATAAATATCTACATTTTTAGTTGCCGTTGCCATTTTTAGAATGCTTTTATAAGGTATTTAGCTCTGTGGTATCTAGTTGCAAGAGGTATATTCTCTTCTGGTGTTGCTGTTGCACTAATTGATATTGGTGTTGATGAAGACAATGCAAATGTACCATCAGTAAATCTAATATTAGATTGTGAAGCAGTAACAGTCTTTCTAACAACATCTATACCAGTATCAGGTCCACATGTTCCTGTATTTCCTGGTATTTCAGAATTAGTAGATGGTGTGAATACTTGTGCTGTAACCTCACCATATTTAATACCAAATTCAGCAAGACCCCACACATCAGCACCATCATCATCCCAGTCACTACCAGAATTAGATGGTCTAACCTGACGTAATATTAAAAATACACTACTTTGTTTTATAGGATCATTATCACTAATAGTATAAGTATACTTTTTCCATCCTTGATCAGTTTCAGTGATACTAGCAATAACTTGTACTAAAGTATCATTAGGTGCGTCAAGATTGAGTTTATAGTATAATGCTAAGTCTTCCTCTGGTGTATCACCACCATTAGTACCATCACCTTTAATAATATAGAATACTAATTCTTCTGCTGAAATTAAATTAAATCCACCTAATTGTAGGTATCTATTACCTTCACCAACAAACTTAATAAATTTACTTGCTTGTGTTGAATGAGCAGGGAAAGTACCAGTTGCAGGAAGAACTGTAATTACATCGTCACTGGCACTGTGCCATATAGCACCACCACTAAGAGATGAAGTTGCAGGCCAAATTGGTGCATCAGGATAACCAGGAACTTCATAAACATTTCCTCTAGCTGCAGTATATCCAGTAGGAGCATTTTCACTTCCTTCAAGAATTTTTTCTGCATCTACTATTATATACCCTGCTGATCCAGATTGTGAGTTACCACCAGTTCCACCATTACCAACATTACCGAGACTAGCAACAATATCAGTTGCACCATCAACATCTTCAAATGCCCAAGAAATTAATAATGTAGCACCAGCTCCACCACCACCACCTGAAGGATCTAATTGGTTACCTTCATGATGAACTGTGAAGTTGACATATCCATTTCCAGTTGATCCAGCACTTTCAGTTGCGTTAGTAATATAATTGCTATTGTATGCAGATTGACCACCATAACCACCAGATCCTGATCCAGTATTAACGTGACCAGCACCAGCAACTCCAGAAGATCCACCAGATCCTGAGGTTCCAGCACCTGCTCCACCTCCACCTCCACCACCTGCTGTGCAACCACCTTCACCACCACCTGCACCAGAAGCGAATCCAATAGATTGAGTAGACAATAATGCTTGTGCAGGGGGATTACCTGGTCCACCAGTCCAACACTTATCGTAGATTGAACCACCATTGAATCCACCGCCTCCTCCTCCACCGCCACCGCCACCAGCAGCACCAAGAATATATCCACCTCCAGCTAAGACTGAAGTTGCTCCTCCACCAGCACCAGCAGCAGAACCATTACCCCATGCTCCACTACCACCATATCCACCAGATGAAGCACCAGTACCTACATTATTATTTCTTGGTTCACCAGTTGTTCCCTCTGTATTATTATATCCATTTCCACCAGCAGAACCAATAGTGAATGTAAAACTATTACTATTAGATGTTCTACCTGTTACTCGTCTACCTTGTCCACCAGTACCACCTACACCAGTTTGTGTAGATCCTGAACTGTTAAGATATGACTGAGTTTGACAACCTGCTCTTCTTTGAGAGTTACCATCACCACCTGCACCACCTGATGCATCAATATCAATATAAACAACAGCAGAACCAGCAGGAACTGATGGATCAGTAGCAGCATTAAATGCTCCATTAGAAGTAAAGTTTCTTTGGAAACTACCTAAATTAGGTGTTGTACTATATGCACCATTACCACCAGCACCAACTAATATAGCATTACCTTGAGTGTATCCTATTCCACCCTGAGGAGTTGACTGATCAGGAGAACCTCCATTAGCACCATCATTACCAACCAATTGAGTGTTAATACTAAAGTTTGGATCACTAACCAATGCAGAAGGAACTAAGAATCCTCCACCAGCACCACCAGCACCACCTGAACTACCAGCAGTACCACCTGTACCACCATAAGCATATATTGTATATTGTGATTTTACTCCATTAATAATATAGTCAAAGGTTACAGATGCATTTCCACCAGTTCCACCATTTCCTTGTGAACCACCACCTCCACCACCAGGTGCAGTCATTTGTATGCTATATCTTCTTACCTTATCAGTTCCACTTGCAAGACTCTTAGTAATAGTTCCTGAACTTGTTAGTACCGCTTCATATCCTGGAACTGATTCATAATCATCAGGTGATTGTGATACTATTGGTTTACCACCTATTCTAGTTTGATCATCAACTACCCAAACCTTAGGATCTGGTATTGATGTAACATCAGTGAAATAACCTGCTGCTTCTCTAACTTTACCAGTGGCATCACCAGTACCAGCAACAGGTGCATTACTATATGGTTCTACTTTAAATGTATTTGTATTATATCCTTCAGCAATAATTTGATGTGTACCATTATATCCTGTACCAACATCCAAGAATGTTATCCAATCACCAACAGCAAATCCGTGATCTAGTGCAGTAACACATGTAATTTTAGTACCATCACTTTCTACACTATTAATAGCGATAGATGGTGCTTCAGTAATCTTATAATTTAAACAACCACCACTTGAACCAGTTACATCTTCAGCATCACTAGGGAATGTTCTACCATCACCCCAAATAACTCTGACTCCACCATCACCACCTTTTCCACCAGCAGAAGTGTATCCACTACCTCCACCACCACCAACTTCTCCACCAAATCCACCAGTCATAGGTGTAAATGTTCCTGCACCACCAGGATTATAATTTTGTGGTGTCTGATCAAATGCATTCAATGGGTATTGTCTACCTGTTCCACCCCACATAATTCTTACAGCACCATCTCCTCCATCACCACCAGCGAGGTTATATCCAGCTCCACCTCCACCACCATTATCTCCACCATCACCACCAGCATATGATGTCCATCCAGCAGCACCAACAGCATCAGCTGATGTCTGTAATTTATTTCCTGTGTTACCTGTAGAATGAACAGACCAAGCAATACCAGCAGGATTTAGAGACCAAGCATCAGCATTACCTGTATTCTTACATGTAAATCCTATGGTATGATCACCAGCAGTAACGTTACCAAGATCATATATTACACTTGGATCGCCAAAGAAAGTACTAACAATGCTTGGTTGACCAGCAACATAAGATTGTGTTGTTACATCTTGAGTATCTGTTGATGGGAATGTTCTACCTGATCCCCAAATAATTCTTACCGCACCCATACCACCAGCACCACCTTCATATGGTGAACTTCCACCATATCCAGCACCACCACCTCCACCATATCCACCGCCAGGTCCACCAGCGACTGATCCATATGATGTACCAGTTCCAGGATTATAATTTTGTGGTGTTTGATCAGTAGTTAATGTACTAGGGAATGATCTACCTGTTCCCCACATAATTCTTACAGCACCGTCACCACCATCTCCACCAATATATCCAGCACCAGCAGGTACTCCACCACCAATATTACATGCACCACCTCCACCACCGATAGCACCACCATTACCACCATCAAAATCAGTATGAGTACTAAAAGGACCACTAGCCATGTCAAGTGAGTCAAGGATCATAGATCCCCACTTGTCATTTGGATTTGTATATATTATCCACGCAAGACCACAAGGGTTGGGACCATTCCAAGCACCAGTACCAGTGTTAGTCAAAGTACCAAGTATATAATGTCTACCAGCAGTAAGAGTTCCTAAGTTATATGTTACTCTACCATCAGTAGCTTGTTGCAACTGATTGGTAAGAGACCATTGTATACCAGAGTAACCAACATTAGTTGTAACTTTACCAACACCTATAGTACATTGATCATCAACCTGCACATCAAGATATACTTGATTTAATGTACTTGGAACATCAAATATTTTACCCCAAGGATCAGCAACTCCATTCCAAGGATAAGGATCATTAAGATTATTTGGCTTTGCTCTACATACAGCCCAATCATTCATGAACTGAGACCAATAGTTAGTAGAACCCCATGAACCATCAGTAGGCCATGGACCTGAACGTTCCCAGTGACTAGCACTTAGATAAGGCATACCACTTGGACTATCTTCTCCGTCAGAACCACCTGATCCACCAGTACCACCTTCTACCCTTCTACCATAATTTGTTGATATACATGAATAGGAAGTAACATTTTGATTTCCACTAGCACCTTGACCATATATTCCTACTCCTCCACCACCAGCACCACCAAAATTACAAGCACTACCTGCACCTGTGCCACCACCTCCACCAGTATTTCCAGCAGAATATCCACCTGCACCACCTCCACCTTGATAGGCAGAAACTGTATCTCCATTATCACCACCTTGACCTACATAACCACCACCAGTTGTGATTGAACCACTTGCCCATCCACCACCACCACCTCTACACGTGGTTATATCAATAAAATAACTATCTCCACCTCTATTCGCATTAGTAGAACTACCAGAAGATGATCCAGCACCACCAGCACCAACGACCACAGTATACGTCTGTCCTGGTGTGACTTGAATCGCATTACGCCAAGCTAATCCACCACCACCACCTGAACCATTCTGAACACCACCAGCACCAGCACCAACTGCTACACTAGAAACTTCAGTAACTCCAGTAGGTGCTGTCCATGTATATGTACCTGGCGTTGTCCATTCTGCTTGACCAACAGCAGGAGTTGGAGTAGCACCACCTGATGAAGAAGGAGATGTAATTGAAGTACCAGCAGTACCACCTGATCCACCTTGTCCACCACCCATTGCTGAACTTGCTGAGTTTTGTACAACTGGACTACCACCAGCACCTGAACTTCCTTGACCATATATTCCTACACCACCACCACCTGATCCAGCACCTGTGCCAGTTACAGTAGTTGAACTACCAACTCCACCACCACCGCCTTGTCCAGTAGCATTAGAAGCAGATCCACCTGATCCTGAATATCCAGCGGCTCCACCACCACCTCCAGCAGAACCTTTTCCACCACCTACACCTCCTCCATCACCGACATAGGTTCCACCAACACCATTATTACCACCACCACCTTTTACTGTGGTAGCATTAATGAAATAACTATCTCCACCAACATTACCTTGTGATCCTGTTGTTCCTGATCCAGCTTGTCCAACGACTACTGTATATGACTGACCTGGAACGACTGTTACACTATTCTTATATCCTAGGCCACCACCGCCTCCACCAGAGTTATCATTACCACCACCTTGACCAGCACCAACCGCTACAACTGCTACTGATGTCACACCAGCAGGTGCTGTCCAATTCTGTGAACCTGCTGTTGTAAATTCTGCCTGACCTCTTGCTTCTACTCCACCACCACCAAGGGCAACACCATCCCAACTAACAGTTCCTTCATTATCACATTGTACTTCAATACTAAGATTTCCACTCTGAGCAACATTAAAAGTATGACTATTACCTTGTATTGCATTACGATATGGATCAGTAGCATTATTAGCTGGTATTGATTTATAAATGGCGTAATCATTCATGAAAGTAGACCAGAAAGACCAATTACTTCCAGTATCGTTACTTAATACCCATGAATCTGATAAAGTTGGTGAAGTTGCATTACCTCCAGTATTACCTCCAGATCCAGCACCACCACCCAACATCATAGCATTCTGTGTTGATGTAGTAGGTGGATTGCCAGCAGAACCACTAGCACCGATACCAGTTATACCAACACCACCACCTCCAGCACCACCACCAACTGCTCCAGTAAATGCGGATCCAGCACCAGCACCACCACCTGATCCATCTACTACTGTTCCACCACCACCATTTCCAGAATATCCAGCAGCACCACCACCAGATCCATATTGTGTTTTAGCACCACCAACACCACCACCTGCACCAGCATAAGTACCACCTGTACCATTTGCTGTTCCACCTCCACCTTTTACTGTGTTAGTATCAATAAAATAACTATCTCCACCAGCAGCACCAAGAGTATTAACTGATCCAGCACCACCAGAACCGACTATCACTTGGTAGGTATTACCAGGAGTCACAGATATTGAGTTTTTATATCCTAGTCCACCACCAGCACCACCATTACTTTGTTGTCCACCGCCTGATCCTCCACCAACTGCTACTACGTCTACCTCAGTAACACCAGCTGGTGCTACCCAATCAAATGTACCAGCAGTTGTAAATGCTTGTTGTCCTATTGCAGCAGTTGGATTAGTAGCATTTTGTTCTGATGGTGCAATAGTATTACCACCATTTGTACCACCTGATCCACCTCTACCACCCTGCATTATCCCACCTTGTGTGGATTGTGTACTAGGGGATCCATCAGAACCAGTAGATCCTTGTCCTTTAAGACCTACTCCACCACCACCTGCACCACCTCCAGTGACATCTGTATCAGTTCCTACTCCACCACCACCTTGGTTAAGAGCATATCCACCAGCTCCACCTCCACCACCATTAGCAGAAGATGGATCTCCATTACCACCACCATCACCAACAAATGTTCCATAACTAGATGAATCACCAGCAGTTGATGTACCACCACCTTTACCTAAGCATGTGGTACTATCAATGAAATAACTATCTTGTCCTGGATGATCACCAGTAGAAGCAGCACCACCAGTTGCACCAGCACCTACAAATAAATTATACGTCTGACCTGGAACGACAGTGATATTGTTGGTATATCCTAAACCAGCACCACCACCACCTTTTGTTCCACCTGCACCACCTGCACCACCACCAACTGTTACTACACAAACAGAAGTAACATCTGTTGGTGCAGTCCATGTATGACTACCTGGCGTTGTCCATGATTCTTGTCCTATAGTTCCAGCAGAACTAGCACTGTAGTCACCAATACCAGCAATATTACCATAGGTTGCAGTAGAAGAGTTTGTTGGTCTATATGATGTTAGACCATGAGAATGACCTAACGCAATCTCATCTGATGTGCCTGGTATGAATGTTGATACAGTACCTTTAATATTACGATATGAAGTAGTGAATCTATCAAGACCACCTAACGATACTTCATTCTGCTCATCTACTTCACTACGAAGAATTTGATGATCATGTGTTGCTGGTCTATTGAAAACATAGTCTTGTATAGGTCCGACAACAAATTTCTTTTCACCAGTTAAATATGCTTGAACTTGAGTCTGTATATCACTATAACCTGATGTTACAACATCACTAATAGTAAAGAACTCTGCTGGATCATCTATTGTAGTGGTTGGTATATACCATTTACCACCGATATCACCAACTTTTACTGTTGCACGTGCTTCTACAAGTGGAGTACCTGCACCCTCAACACCTTCACCATATCCAATTAACTTCCTGTCTCTATAATCTGGTACTCTAAATGTTCCTAATACATATGGATAATCTGTTTGACTATATGCTTTTCTAATTCTTGCCTTAGGATGTCCTGTTACATTTCCTTGTGCATCCTTAGTATATGGACCAAGAGTACCCCACTCTATGTTAAAAATATTATCAGTTACATTACTAGTTACACCAGTTATGGTAAGATTATTAGTGTAATTAGGATTACCACTATACGTTGGTATCAACGAACCATTACCTGCGGTAAAATCTATACTCTGTATTAGATCCTGTCCATTTGACAGTTTAGCAATAACATTAAATCTATAAAGATGTTTCTCACCTCCCTCTGGTTGTGGTCCTGAGTATCCACTATCTCTAATCCACGAAGCAGGAGTACCTGCTGGTGGTTGAACAGATGATTGTGATACTGTATTGGGTTGTATAACTGCACCAGTTGGCAATACAGCATTACTTTGCAAAGTCGTAACACTAGCAGGAATACCTGTTACATGCCATTGCACCATATCTTGCAATGACATATTCTGAAGATATATTTCATAAGAATCAATATCAACACCATCAGGCATTCCAGTTAAATTACCCCAATTAAATTCAGGACTATAATTTAATGCGTTTGGTTCGTATGAAGTATACCCACTAAGGTATGGTAATCCAGTCTGAGCATTGATTGATCCTGGCACAGCTTCAGGAACAGTACCATAATATTCTATTGGTAAAATATAATATTGATCTGTACCAGATGGTACAATAAGAGTTCCAGAACTGATAGTCCAATTAACCTGTACAGTCGTTGTTACTACAGTCGTAGTATTTGATATTGCTTGGTTAACTAATATTCTATGTACTGTAGTATCTTGTCTTGTTGAAAGATTTTGATATGTTGGATTATACTCTAGATAATAATCTTTATCTGCTTCAAATATATTAGTAGCACCAGCAGGGAAAGATCCAAGAGAACCAACAAACCTTAATCTTGACTCATGTGGTATTGCACGTTGCTTGATAGCAGTTGATGATCCTGGTGGTGTATATTCATACTTATATACTTCTGCATATATGTCAGTACCATCAATAAATGTTCTAAAAATAGAACCTGATTCACCAGTAGCAGTAAAAGTATATGAGTTTGAATCAATTAACTCTGATGGTGTTAGATACTCATTACCAACTATTTCATATAGTAAGGGATAGTCTCTAATATTATATGATGTTCCATCACAATATAAGTACCCTCTATTAGCATAATGAGGTGCTTCAATTGTTCCTATATTGTCACTATAATCGTTAACCAATACTGGCACGATAGCACCAACTGTGCCATAAGACCCTGCCTTATCGCTATACCAGTTTGGAGTTTCAGTGACACCCGTTACATTCCCTGATGTATCAAATGTATTTCCTTGCTTATATGTCGCCATCAGATCTTAATAAAATACTCTGTTACAACGTATGGTTGTATATATTTATCTGCTTTTGGAGCATCGTTTGTTGCTAAAGTGATTTTAGACACAAGACCAGCATCTGCTCTAGCAGTAGATGCTCTTGTATTCATAACAAAAGTATGGGCAATATCAGAATTGAAGTCTAATCTATGTCTGTGATTACCATCATTTCCCCACTCACCTGTTAAACTATGAACATTACTAACAGCAGCATAACCAACTTGATAAGCATCATCCAATGGAGCCATTGGTAAATTTATATCACCTTGTAGATCAGTTGGTAGTCCTGCTTCCAGTGTAGTCCATCCATCATTTCCAGGACCATTCTTAACATCTTCTATGGTTGAACCATTAATACCACCAGGACATCCAAAAATTTGAATAGGAGAAGTACAAACACATGAGTGTGTATAAGTACGAGGATATGTTACAGCACCCCATGTTGTATCACCATATCCAGGAAAAGGTGGAACGTTACCATGATTACAACCATTATTTCCAGCACGTACATGCCACCTATCTATAGGAACATTATCACATGTTGTACTGTCTGGCCATAAACACAATCCTTGTTGAATAAAATTAGAACAAGAATTCCAACACGCACCGTATTGATCTTCATATGAAGTAGGTTCCACATTCCTACCACCTGATCCAGGTGCTACAACACCAGTATAATACCAGTAACATAAATCCTGTTTAGCATACTCCCACCACTTACATACATTCAATGTACTTTTGGTTCTAACTGAGTTTATTTGTCTAGAACTAAAATGATTTCCACCTGCATCTACTTGTCTTGCTCTTTGAGTATTAGTTCTATGCATATGTGGTTGAAATCCATTTGCAGGAACTTCAGCATAGAATGTATATGAACCTGTCTCAACAGCAAAGGATGGTTCTCCTCTTAATTCCTGTGTTTGAGGTGGAATATAAAATGATCCATTATAATTCAATGTAAATGGAGTATCAACATTCAACAATACATCTAATTGAACACCAGATTTTACTTGCTCATTGCCAGCAGAATCTGTTACAGTAAGATCATTAAAAGTACCAATGTTGGATGATGTAGTTGCTCTAATATGTTTACTTCTTAAATCTGGTAGTTGGAATTGATCATCCGATAATGTTTGAGATGTTTTTTTAAATTTAGATGTTTCACCTGTACCCAATACAACTGCTAACATTGGATAGTCTTCATTAGTTAAAACTCTACCATCACACCTCATATACCCTGCTGGTAGTTTTGCTCTAGCAACAGACTGTGCTGGATCTTCTGTGTTAACTTCAACTGGAAAAGATATAATAGTACCAGTTAATGATCCATGTATTCCTTTTTGTTTATTATAGAATACTGCCATTACCAAGCCCTCATCATATAAATCATTGTTTGTGAGGGTGTATTTGGATTAATAGTTACTGTCATTGCACTATCAACCGATACTGGCGATGTTGTTCCTGTTGACACATTGTTAACTAAAGTAGTTGTTGATATTCCTAAACTTCCTTTAGTCATTGATATCTCCATAGCATCATGTCTGTGAGATCTTAAAGCAGCACTTGCAAATCTTTCTGCATCATGATTAAGTGTAGTAGTAAATGTATTACCAGTATTCACAGCAGGAGCAAAAGGTCCATTAGTATTTATAGGTTGAGATTGAGTAGCAGGATCATATACCATATCCTCAATATAATCATCACCCATATCAGCACCTCTATGAACATCAGGTATGTCTGGAGAAGCATAATAGTTTCTCTGACCACTATATCTTCCTGGTGGTGGAAATGATCCAGTTAAAGCATCTACAGCAACGTCTGTAACACCACTATAATCATCACTATAAGCTGATACTAATGTATGTGCTTGAGGTATAGTTCTTGTTTGAGCAGGGGTTCCAGGATAGACGTTTGTATCTGGTAATTTAGTCTTGTTAATTTGTACTATTTGACTCGTTTCTCCACCTATATGAGAATTTTCAGTTACACCATCATACCAAGTAACTCTTGCTACACCAGGAGTAGAAAAAGCATGTGGTGCATCAGCATTATTTTTCTGTCCAACTGGTGCTACTGAAACAATATTAGATTGATCGGGTAATGCTCTACCTGGAACAAATTCTAATACAGGAGATGCTTGTGGAAATGCACTATAGAATTGATCAAAAGAATCATCACTCATTGGTCTGTGACTATGAGCTGGTGTATGATCAATACCTAATTTTCTAGGAACAGTATACACACTTGTAAAATATACTGGATCTTCCATGAGTAAACCAGTTATCCTACCTGAAAGAGTATTTGATGGTTCAATATCAAATATAAGATCTATACCACTTCTAACTAATGTTGGTGCTTGAGTTCCTTCCATACCATTAGTACTAAGATAATTACCAACAACAATTAAATCATCATTGGATAATCTAGTTGACTCAATGTCAATCAATGCAATCTGATTTAGATTAGGTAAATCAAATTGATCAACATGTTTAGTATCATCATGATCGGGGTGTCCGATAGGTGGATTATATGGAAAATCATTTACTATTCCTAAATTAACACCAATCTGTTCTGATGGGTTATTTGGATCTGGAAAAGGTCCATATGTATTCTTGACTACCCTAGCAAGAAGAGGATAATCACGAGCATATAAACCTTTCTTAGATCCATTACATATCAACCAACCAGCTGCTATTCCTTCGTCTCCAGTACCCGAACTACCAGTCCAAGGCATGATAGTACCAATAGGCACATGCTGAGCTGCCTTAATACGATTATAACTTGCCATTGATTAAACCTCCTTGAGCCACCAACCAGTAACAGACCCACCAACAACATTATTATCTGAATCAACTCCTCCAAGATACACTAAAGTAAATGCAGCGTTAGGTGTTTGTACAACTAATTCACCAGAACCCCATGTAGTAGTTCCTTCAATACCCAAACTCGTTCCACTTGCATCTCCTTGAACTCTTGTTCCTGTACCCTGTGCTCTAACAACAAGTGATGTATTGTATGTTAGATTACCACCAACGTCAATCACACTAACTTCATCTCCACTATTAGGATTATCAGGTAAGTAAACAACGAATGTATCACCTACTGCAATATTAGCAAAGTACTGTATGTTCGCTGTTAAATATTTATCACTCTCGTCAGCACCAGTAGCAATATATCTAGCATGACGACCACCAGATTTAGTTGTAAAGTTATTAATACCAAATGCATCAATTGATTGATCTTGGTTAATAACATACTTATTAGCACCACTAACTCCTAGATTATCAACAGTTAACTTAGGTGTCTTAGGTGGTGCTTGAACTGCTTCACCTCTAATAGTAAATGTACTACCAGCAATAACATTACTAAACACGTCAACAGAGAATGATGGATCACATCCACTTGCTGCTACGTTCTCTGGACAAGATGTGGAGTAAAGAGTAATAGTACCTCTACCAATGACACCAGCTTCAAAGTCTATATTTGCTGCGTGATCAGCATGACCATCATCATTTCTGAACGCAAATAATTTTGTCTTTTTAACAGAATCATAAACAGTAATGTCACCACCAATCATTGTAAGGTCTTTGTTGACCGTAAGATCACCAGTTTGATGTGGAACCACACCAGCATGAGTGAACTCGTTCATGTCATCCTGATGAACATTTCCAAACAGACAACCTTTATTGATTGTGCTGTTTATACTGTCACCAACATAGAAGAACTGATCATCAAATGTACCAGTTTCTCTAGTGTCATGGAATCTTACCCAGTTAGCATAATCTAGTTTAGTCTGTACAATATATCCCTTCTCCAAGATAAGAGAAACATATGGTGTAACCACACCAGATATAGTTCTTGATCTAGATTGAATATCATATACAGCAGAACTTTCAGGATGCTTCAGTATCCTCATTACGGTAATGTTACTACCTGCTGTATAGTTGGTTAAAGCAAGTTCTGTTGTTCCCTCTTGACCAGGAAGACATCTAAGAACTTTATTAACTTCGTCAATAGACTGAATGAGCATTATCTCAAACGTTTGTTCACCAGCAGTTAATCCTCTACCAGAAATGTGAGCAGCATTACCAACCAATACTATATCACCAGCAACAAACGCACCATCAGATACACCAAGACTTGCTACTGGGATATAAACTGAACCAGGAACAGTACCTGTAGTTGCATTAGCAGACAACGCTGTAATTGGTCCTGTAGATTGGAGAACCTTTGGATCTAACCAATAAGAATATGCTCTTATATGTTCTTTAACAGACCTAAATGCAGTTTCTGTATCAGCTGATGCTTGTACATCAGGAAGAGATCTTGCTATCTGAATTCTTCTATGCTGACTACCTATTTCTAGAGTAGCAGTACAAGTATCAAGATAGAATGAGTTTTGACTAGCACCATTAGTAATCGTTACTTCTTCATTCCTAGAAGCAGAGAAGGCAGCATCATTAATAGCAGATAATGCACCTATTCCATTACTAAGTGTGATAGAATCAGTATCAATTTCAGTAATTCTTGTGTTTACTGGTATTACAGGTACTTGATCTACATTATATGATTTTAATTTAATGATATCGCCTACCTCAAGGTTAGCAATATCGTCAGTAAGAATTCCACTAATACCAGTAGCATTAACACTACCAGTAGGAGCAATTATATCACCAACAAACTGATTAGTAGCAGGATCACCAAATTGTCTTACTGTTGATCCACATCCACCACTCAAAGATACAGAATTATCAATAGTAAGTTTACCACCAATATATGTGTCTCCTGTTACAGAATTAACTTCAAATACTGTCTTGTCAGGATTACCACAGTCACTAACTTTAAGTGTCTGTGCTACTTCATCCTTAATCTCAACAATTTTAACAAATTCACCAATTGTTCCTTGAGCATCACGTCCGATAATGATATAATCATTAGTATCTAATGATCCACCAAATTCTGCAAGATATACATCATCTTGTGGTCCAGTATTATCAATTGCTTGTGTTGTCCAAGTAGAATTAAACTGCACCTCACACTTATAAAGTAGTGTAAAGTCTGGATGAGTATCAATCGCAGCAGTGAATGTTCCTAGTGGTTGTCTCTTAACTTTAATATAGTAAGGAGCAACAGTTGGTCTAGTTAACTCAACAACTTCAACTATCTCAGGATGACCATTAGTAACTATTGGACTGTTAATTAAAATATAATCTCCAACAGTATAATATCCAGCAGGAGAATTCAATAATGGCATATAGAATGCATTTTCTGATACTGGTATCTCAGGAAGATCCTGTGGTGCAACCACTGGACTACCACCAACTTGAGTCTTAGCAAGACGGAAGAAGTTACTACCCCAATAGTTGAAACCAGCAGTGTTAATCTGGTTATAACCAGGATCATTAACACCTGTAACCAATACATTAACAAGGTCAACATTCTTATCTGGATTGAGTGGATCAACAGGAACGTTATGATATTGAATAGTAGTTCCTAATTGACCTCTACCACCAACATAATATCCAGAAGAATTACCACCACATAGATGAACATTTGAATTAAACTTAGCAGATGCTGCTACCTCTAGAGAGTTATTAATGGTTGTTGTACCACCTTGACCAGCAATATTAACGTCAGATGCCTTAGTAGCAAAGTTAAGTGTTGAAGGACCACCAGAGTTAGAAAGGAAGTTAACTACTGTAGCTTTAGATTTAAAGTCAACGGTCTGAGAAGCATCAGTAGGAGTTCTTCTCCAACCTAACCAAACATCACCATAAATCTTAAAGCTCTTAGTACCAATTCTAGTTTCAGAACTAGACTCAAGACTATTATAAGCACCACCAATAGTAACTAACGAAATGTCAGTACTGTTAGTAAATCCTGAAGGAATATTTCCATCAGGTGTAGCACCAAGAGTAACGGTACTTGATGCACTAGTATTACCAATCTTGATGTCTTGTATATCTGTTGTGGCATTACCTATCTCAATATTATGGAGATAACCTGCCATCTTCAATCCATTACTACCTGCAACACTAGTAGTTGCTGCAATACCCTTGAATGCGGTATCATTAACAAACTCAAATGTACCAGTAGTAATAAGAGTTGTTAGGTTAGCAATGTTACCACCGCCTCCACCATTAACTGCTAGATCATTCTCTACACGTAAGTTCTGACTAATGAATCCACTACCATCTACAGCAAGTGCTGCATTGTATACTCCACTATCAGCAGAACCATTTAATTGTGTATTGGTTACATTGATACCAACACGACCACCGTTAGTAGTAGAAACTCTTAGAGTTGCTTCATTATCCTGTAAAGGAACATTGTTAGCATCAACTCCTGGTCTACTATCACCACCAACTAAGAATGCATTATCTACAGAAGATTCAGTTCTATTTCCTAATACACTATTTGTTAACCAATTAGTATTATCAAATGTCTTACCACTAATAAATGCTGTACCAACAACATCCAAGTTAGCACGTGGTTCTGTTGCCAATTCAGTCCATGCATTCTTAGCAGATTGATGTTCAGCACGTGCAACTGTGTTAATACCAACCTTATATTCACCAATGAAATCTACATTAGATCTAATAGCTTCAGCACCAATAACTCCAAACTCCTTCCATGAAGAGTTAGAATATTCCATCAATAGTGAAGGATTATTTAATGATACCTCTGTTGACCACAATCTTACATTATCACCTGATATGTCACTTCTTTCATTTCCAATATCAAGATTAAATTCAACATATGTGTTGTTTTTATTAAACGTTGATGGTATGATATTAAATGTATCATTGAATACATTATCAAGCATTCCACTGATTCTAATTTGAGAACCACTAGTAAGACCAATAGATTGGTTAGTTAATCCATTCCAATCTATTCTAATCTTTCTACCAGCAACAGTAGTTGATTCAGGTTGTAGAGAGTATACACTTGCATTAGCGATATCTGCATAGTAATTAGCATATATCCAACCAAGTGATCCAGACTTACCTACTTCCTCACCCTTAAGAAGCATATCTCCAGTTAGAGGTGCTCCAGCAAAACTATAGGATACATTCTGTTCTGGATATAATGCAGTACCACCATTGACAAACAATGCAGTCTGATTTGGTGTTACGTTAGACCCAAGTAATCCAACAACATGATTCTGAATTCTATATCCTTGAGCAGCACCATTTGAACCACGTGGGTTAAACTGGAATACAGAAGCAGCAATCCTATTCTTAGATATTACTACATCACCCTTAGTATCACTATTAAGGAACTGAGAAGTTCTATCAAGTGATTGATCTTCATTATCAGCAGCATTGGTACTTACATTTGATTGTATGATTAAAGCATCCTTGCCTATAGTTCCAAGAACATTAACTTCAACAGGAGAATTAAACCTATTGACCATGTTCTGATCATCACCACCATTGACTGTGATATTCTTATTGAATGTTACAGGAGTATCAAAGGTTGTAACAAGACTTCCTAAATCTTCCCCATCATCCTCAGAATCAACTAATGCTGCTCTTTCTAGGAATACTTCCTCACCAGTGATAGCATCAATCTTACGGTTACCAATGTATAGGTCACCATTACTGTTAAGACCAGTGTAGAATACTAAACCACCATCTTGCTTCTTAGACTGAGCATAGAAGTCTTGAGTTGTAGTAAGAACAACTTCCTGTCTAGCAGGTAGACCAGTTGAGTAGTTACCTGGACCAAAACCAAGGTATTCAAACGTATGGTTACCAGCACGAGCAATAGATGGTCGTCTAAGTTCAACATATAGTTTCTGTCGTGATAGAACTGTATTATCACCAGTAATAGGAATTAAACGATCTTCTGAACCAGACGAAGCATTACCTGTCTGTGCTTTAAGAGAATTAGTTCCTGTATAACTGTAATTTACCAGTGCTGATGTGTTTGTAAAATCAACAACTGCTTCCTTGGTCATTGATCCCTTAAAGTCATTAACCTTAACTAAACCATGAACATAGTTATCAGCAGCAGAATATGTTGCAGGTGGATCAATTGCAGCAGGTTCTAACTTAGGATGCTGATACCAAAGAGGGTCATTCTTATAGTTAAGAGGATATAACTTACTAATTGGTTGAGAGAACTTAAAGTTTCTAAAGTTGCCTTGGTTACCAGCACCTGTTGGGAATGGTGAATGGTTACCACGAACAGCAGTGATATAGTATACACCTTCTTGTTGCTCAAAAATACGTTTCTTAATTTCCTGAACATTAAAGATATAGAATGTGTCATCAATTTCACCAACATCTTCTACAGATATAATACGGTATTGATTACCAGTATCATCTGGAATAATATCACCAGGTGTTACTGTATAAACAGATGCAGCTAATTGCTTGTAATAATACTGGGGCAAATTTTTTGCGATTAGATCTTTTGTATCAAGCGATTTGCCACCGTCAGGATCACTCTTAAGGTCTGCATAAACTGTACCCTGCTCAAATCTAATGTTATCAGATTCAGAGAACAAAAGTTTACCTGTTGTATTAACAACACCCTTAAGAATTAAATGCCACTCAGATGGAGTGCCAGGAACTTCACAAACAGCATGAATATAAGCATATCCAGTAGCATGAGGTGCATTCCAAACAACCTTATTAAATGTAGGTTGTGTATTATCATCTTGCTTAATATCCTTACTGAAAGTAAATCCAGTAGCAGTACTACCACCCTCAGGTGCAGTAATCTTAACTGTTGTTAGTTTTTCATTAGCAAGTGCAGCATTATCAATGCTAGGATCAAATACTGTCAACTCAAGAAGAGTATCACCACTAGATTGTTCAGTAAAGTAATTACCAGACTGAACTGTCATTCCAATATAATTGGTAGTAGCAACTCTCTTAATAAATGTAGACCCAACAGGATCACTATCTAGAACCTTTCTGTATGGATCATACTGATTATCTTCGTTGACATTATTAGTTGTGTCATCAAAATCTGCTTGAGTAAATCCAATTTTCTCATTAGATTGATTAGGGTTAGCAAACTGTGCTACTGCTGTTCCAGTAATAGGTTTAAGTACTATCTTCTGTGGTAATAGTTTTCTAGTCTCATCCTTACGTACCTTAATGGTAAATCCGTTTAGAGGATCACGAACAGACTTAAGATACTTAGGAATAACATAACGGAAGCGATAGATACGCTCATCAGCTTCTCTGTCATCAGTAATTCTTTCAAAGAAAGTATCATTAGTCTTATCTTGTCCAGAGTTCTGATTGTATGCCTGAGTATGAAGTCTAGCCAATATCTCCATAGATGTATTGGTGTTAGCTCCATCTGAGTTAGGTTTAACATTTAAGTACCACTTACCCATCTCAGTTGCATTTGGATTATCAAATGATGGATCAAATCTCATTGGAGACTGACGCTTATCAGCAAACACAAAGAACCCATAAGTATTACCACTATCAGGTGCAAAGTCAATTTTAATCTGACCTTGTACTGCTAAGTCTGCTGTCTTATAGACTGTAAATACCTTAGCATTCTCATATCTTACATAGAAGAACTTATCATCCCTAATCTTACCTTGCTTAGATCCACTTTGGAATGTAACAGCAGGGTCAAGAGCATACGTACCAGAAACTGAAGGTAACTTCTTGATGTTATCTGTATCTTCTCTAAAGAATACCTTATGTGATGTAGGTGGCTTAGCAGGTGATCCTGTATTTGAATGAGGAACGTCAAAGATGTTAGGAATATCTGTGCGAATACCAGAAGGAACTACACCATCCATCTTACAACCATACTGGTGTAGATCATACTTATCATCAAGTATGAATTGATAAACATCAATTTCTACATAAGGATCTATTGCCTCTACTTCAGCAGAGTGTAGATAGATACCAGCAGCAGCATTCTCTATACTGCTTGCCAACATGAAGTATACTTGAGAGTTCTCAGTACCATCAAATTGTGACACACCAGAGTAATTTTCTGGCAATGTATCTCTACCAGATGCTATGATATAATATTTCTCGTTAGTTTCAAAACCATTCGGTAGTCTTACCTTACGCTTATCAACATCAAAACCAGCTTTAGGTCTTGGAACAAGACGTACAGCAGTACCAGTTTCTAAACCATGTGGGTTAGTTCCAGCAATCTTCCATAGTGTTGCTCTATTTGAAAGAGCACCAACACTAGCAGCCTGTGCTCTAGGAACACTATTCAAACCATTCTGAATAATAGTCTTGATGTTAGCAAAGAACTGACGAACAGCATCAGACTGACTATTACACTGTGGATAACCTGCATCAATAGTAATTGAAGTATCAGTAGATGGTGTGAATAGAGTAGGATCAGCGTATATACCTGCTGGTAAAGTAAACCAGAGGTAACTATTTGTAGTTGTTGTATTAGGATTAACTGATGCACCGAAAGAAATTCCCTCTGGTGATGTTTTTCTCTCTATACTATTAAGATAACCTGTTGGGTTAGCTGATGTAACATCATTAATAGTTGTTGTAAGAATACCAAACAGAGTACTAATAGTAGACGCTACATTCTGACAAGAACCATTAGAAGAACTTCTTGTGATACTATTAAGTGAAGTTGGTGTAGTAATAGTATTCTGAATGATAGTAAACAACGTATCAATAGAATTTCTTACATCCTCACACTTACCAGCAGACCTAACTCTAGCTATTGGAGCAAGACTCTCAGGTGTTGATATAGCATTAGTAACAATGTCAGATAATGTATTAATTGCAGACTCTACAGTAGGACACTTGTAAGTAGCACCTGTACGTGTAACACTGAGTAGTGAAGAAGGTGTACTGATAGTATTAGTAAGAATCTGTACTAAAGAAGTAACAGTTGCTTTTGGAGCATCACAATCACCATTAGTAACACCATCAGTAATAGAGGTATCAGTTGCTTGTGCTAGTGATGTATGACCACCAACTGTAACTGCCTCATTTGTCATGACCTGTCTTATAAGGTCACGAACCTGATTGAATGCATAGATTGTTTCATTCTCTGATCCAGCAGCATGAGCACCAGCAACATACATGTTAGCAGCATCCCATACACGATCATTACCACCGTATGCTAAGTTATGTGCTACAACATCTACTACATCCTTAAGATCATCAAGACAATCAGTAGAACTATAACCAGTCTGCCATGTGTATGAAGGATACTGTGCAATCATCCTTCCAAGAGCAATTTCTGCCACGAAATTTTTATTGGAAATTATCAAATCTCTTGCATCAGCTACCTTATTGTTAATTGGATTAGCAACATACGATGTAATACTATTATCATATGTTTGTGTGCCACCATGAGAACCAATAACGAGAACCTTTTCATTTCTCATCACCTGAATCATTATCTCAGTAGCATCCTTGAATGCAGCAAGTGTCTGTTCTTCTTCACCAGCAACATGAGCACCTGTTACATACAGATTTGCCATGTCCCAAGTTCTATCGTTACCACCAAATCCTACGTTGTATGATACTTCATTAACAAAATCAGCAATATCATCAATACAATCCTGTGGATTACCTGTTGGTGGTAAGAATCCAGCATTGTTAAGAATCATTCTTTCGTATGCTTCTTCTGCAATAAATTCTTTATTAGATTGAATCAAATTGTACGCATCACCACCCTTATTATCAGCAGTTTGAGCAAAGTCAGTTGTAATTTGACTGTTGATACTCTGAGTCAAACCATGAGATCCAATTGTAAGGATCTTCTGATTTCTGCTGACTAGAGCAGCCAACTCTTTAGCATAATCAAAGACTACATTAGTCTCAGATTCTTCACCAACAACATGATTACCAGTCTTGTATGAATAAGCAGCATCCCATGTCTTATCGTTACCACCGTATGCTACGTTATCTGCAACAGCTTTCAATACATCTACAACATCATCAACACAGTCTTTACTATGATAGATCTTAGAAGCAGGATTAGTTCCACCAACATAGAATATCTTATGAATTGAATCAGTTACAGCAGATACAAATGTGTGTGGATATTGTCCACCAGATATTACAGCACCACTAGTAGCACTCACAAATGTATGTGGATACTGTTGACCAGATGCACCTACATTAACATTAACTGTAATGGTTCCACCTTGCTTAAGTATTCCACCAGTAGCACCCCTCTTGAATGTATGTGCAGATTGAGGAAGATGTTTTACTGAGTTAGCACCAGCACTTACAAATGTATGTAAAGACTGTGGTTCATACTCAACAGCATCAGCAAGAGCACTAACAAATGTATGTGCATACTGATTGTTAGCATCAGCATCAAAACCTACATTGATTGTAAATGTTCCATCTTGTCTTGTAATGCCACTAGCAGTTGCTGAAACAAATGAATGGTTGGATGTATCAGAAGAAATACCAACGTTAACTTCAAAAGCATTGGCAACAACATTAGAAATCTTCAACCATCTTCCACTTGGATAATCAAATCCAGTACGAGGGTATGATTTCTGTGCGGTATCACCATCTAATTCACATGTAAATGTGAGTGAGTCATCAGCAATCTGAATGTAGTCTCCATTAGAGAATCCATGATTAGCAATTGAAAGTAACAATGCTCCTGTTGTAGGAGTATATACAGCACCAGTAGCAGTATGTGATGTGGAACCAACTGCTGTTACAGATATAGACTTACCAGCATAGGGGTCAGTACCAGGACGAGGATAGGAATGATTGGTTGCATTACCATCTTTATCACAACTAAATGTAAGAGAATTATCTTTAAGAGTAATGTCAGAACCAACTGCAAATCCATGCTGTCCTACAGTAAGAACCATCTCACCAGTAGCAGCATTATATGTTCCAGCAGTAGGTTGGAAATACTTATCATCACCTGCCACACCTACATTAACTGTAACTGATGTACCAGTTATAGATTTAATAGGAAGAGATCTTCCTGATGCCTGATCTTTACCTGCACGTGGATATGTCTGAGCAACTTGATTACCATCCATTGTACATGTGAATGACAATGAATCATTATCAATAGTAATACCATCACCCTGTGATAATGCATGAGATCCAATAGTAAGAGTTAGATCACCAGTTGCAGGATCATATGCAGCATCTGTTGGAGTATACTGTTGATCAGCACCTGCTGCATCAACATTAACTTTGAAAGTATTAACAGTTGCATCTGATACAGTTAACCACTTATCATTCTTAGGATCACTAAGTCTTGGATATGCATGTTCTGTAAGATTATTATCAAACGAACATGTGAAGGTCAAAGAACCCTCAGAAATTTTTATGCGATCTCCGTTTGTAAAACCATGATTTGCTACAGTTAATTCTAGAACACCATTTGAAGGTTCATATGTAGCACCAGTTGCTGTATGATTTGATGAACCAACAGATGTAATTGGTAACGCTGTCTGATATGCTGGATCAGTTGAACGTGGATAAGAATGATTAGTAGCATTAGCATCCTGTCCACATGTAAATGTGATAGAATTATCAGCTAATCTAATACTCTGTCCTTTTAATAGTTTATGGTTGCTTATACTTAGAGTTAGATCACCAGTTGTATGATTGTACGTAGCATCACCAACGTCATAAGTCTTCTCTACTGACTTACCTACATTAACTGTAACTGTGTTAGCAGTTGTATCTCCAACAGCAAGTAATGCACCACCAGCAGGATCACTTACACGAGGATAAGTATGCTGACTACCATTACCATCCATTCCACAAGTGAATGTTAAAGCATTGTAATCAATTCTAATAGCATCATTCTCTCTCTTAATACCACTAGCAGTTGCAGTTGAGAATTGGTGTACATAATCACCACCAGTTACAACTGAGTTAGCAGAAGAACTAACAAATGTATGGTTTGTGACATTTGTAGAAGGTGCAGATGCTAAGACCTGAACTGTAATTGTATTAGCAGTTACAGACTGAATAGCAACACCATTAATGATTGGGTCTGTTGCTCTTGGATAAGTATGATTTGTTGCATTACTATCTTGATCACAAGTAAATGTTAATGAATCCTGAGCAATCTTAATATTTGTACCAGCAGTCAATCCATGAGCACCAACAGTAAGTTCCATAACTCCTGTTGTTGGATTGTAATCAGCAGCAGTAGGAGTAAATGATACTATAGGTGAATCACCAACATGAACATCAAATGTATTGGTAGTTACATTAGAAATCTCTAACCATTTACCAGACACAGGGTCAGTTGCTCTTGGGTATGCATGTGTGGTAGTATTACTATCCATACCACATGTAAATGTAAGAGATCCATCAGTGATGTGAACTCTTTCACCCTCAACCATGCTGTGACCATTAGATGTAATTGTAAGAACACCTGTGCTTGCAGTATAGTCAGCATCAGATGCTGATAAAGTTGTTGCTCCTGTAAGTCCATGACTATTAATAGTCAGTGTTAAATCACCACTAGCAGGGTTGTAAGCAGCAGCAGTTGGAGTAAACTTCTCTGTAGAAGACTGAAGAAGCATTCTTTCAACAGACTCATGTGCAATAAGATCTGCGTTAGCAAGGATTAAATTACGTGCATCACCAGCTTTATCATTAACTGGGTCTGGTGCTACATTAGTAATAGGATCACTTGCATCTGCAATAGCAGTATTAGAAGAGTTGAGTTGTGCAGTGGTCTTAACTTGAGTTAACCCATGACTACCAAAAACAAATACATCTTCCTTACGCATTACCTGAATTGCCATGTCCTTGGCATATTCAAAGCAACGTATAGTTTCGTCTTTCTTAGCATCTAAGTATGCAACAGCACCACTATCATAATGGTATGCAGCATCCCATGTCTCTGCATTACCACCAAATGCTATGTTCTGTTCAATTGCTTTCAATGCATCAGAAATGTCATCAAGACAATCTTGTGATGTATATCCTGTAGGTGATGTATATCCAGGAAAATCAAACGTAGACATCCTATCAAATGCTTCAGCAGCAATGAATGCTCTGTTTGCTTCAATTAAATTAGCAGCATCACCATGACGATTAGAGAATACTTTCTTCTCTCCAGTTAAATTCTTAACTCCAAGTTCAATAGTTGCTGAGTCAACAACACGCTTAACAAATGTATTGTCTGGAATAACAGGTGAGTTAGGACGTGTAGCATTTTCTTTTAACTGTCCTTTGTAATTGCCTTGTGAATCATCAAACTCACTAGGTGCATAGTCAGCAACAGTCATACCTTGAACGATACCACTTGTGTCACCAACATTAACTAATGAAGAAGTTGCAACTGTTTCACAACCTTGACGTAGATACACAAAGTTACGAGATGCAGCAATTGCTAGATCTCTAGCATAATCATATGCTTCTAATGTTTCTGTTAGTTCCCCAGTAATATAACTAAGTTCACTGGTTCCTTGAGTCTGAACATAGTAAGATTCAGCAGCCTGAATAGTATTAATGTTACCACCCAATCTTAAATCTTGTATAGTAGCACCAAGTAGATAACCAATATCTCTACGACACTTAACTATCTCAATGTTATCATTAATTTTTAAATTAGGATACTTACCTAGGATATATCCATATGCTTCATAAGCAATGAATTCTTTATTTGCTTCAATCCTATTAGCAGTATCAAGGTTAGCATTATTAGGTGTATAACCTGATGGGTTTAATATTTCTGCTGATACAGTAAACTTATCAAAACCAGTTGGTGTTAGAGTAGAACTATACTCATTAAAACCAGTATCATTTGGTTGAAGTTTAACTTTAATCTCATCATCTAGTTTAGCACCAATACGATACCCATCAATGGTAGCTGCTGGACGTTTCTTAGGATCATATGCTAAGTCATCACCAACATACAATTTGGTGTGGTTATTAATATCATTAGATGCTTGTACGTCTATTGTATAGTAAGCATTCTTCTTAACGTTTCCTGATGAAGTAGAAACAACCTGAGGAGGAATGATGTCTGTAATATATCCACCCTTATCTTGGTTAAAGGAATAACCCTTATGACCGATAGCATGGAGTGATGTATTACCAAAGTTACTGTTAGAGTTGGTGATACTCATATCACCACCACTTTCCATTAGGAAGTGATCAGCAAAACCAACAGCGAAGATACTAACACACTGAATGAATGAATCATCTGATGCACGAACGTGGAAGTTTCTCCAGTCATCCTTCCAGAATGCATCACCCTTAGTGTGGTAAGGTACTGTTGCAAATGCATCTGTTAGAGATGCTTGATTAAATGTATTGGTATACTCATCATATCTGATGAATGCTCTGTCATCCTTTTGGAGTGATACACCAGTATACTGAGCGATAACCATTGATTTGAAACCAGTGGCTTTCAAACCATTTGCCCATATACCACAAATACCCCATGTAGATCTGATAGAACAGTTGAATACGTATGGAGATGCAGATTCAACAGAGTCAACCTCTGCTTTAACTACGGCATTTCCATCCAATCCATTAGCAGCAGAATAAGATACACCACTAACAAGATTAGTAGTAGATCCTAAAGCAGCAACAGTTCCTGATATTCTATATGTAAATACTCTTAGATCAGAATCAGAAATTTCATTAATGGAGAAAGTACCATTTAATTCTTCATCAAGACCATTGTTCTCAATAGCAATAAACTGACTCTTGAAATAACCATGCTGTACTTTAGTAGTTACTTCAACTTCAATCTGTCCTGCATTCAATCCAGTAAGATCAGTACACTTAATAGATTCAATAGAACGAAGATCTGATAGAGGTCCAACAATTCTTGTCTCTTGAATTCTATCACCAAACTCACCAGCATCATCAATCGTTGGTTGATACTGAGAGAATGCCTTGGCAACTTTCTGATAGTAGATACCTAACTCTTCCTTAGCTGCATATTCAAATACAGTTAGTTTATGGTGAGAGAAGTTAGGAATTTCTAACTGTGTCCATGCAGTACCAGGACTACCAGCAGGAGGAGTCTGATTATAAACTTTACCTATACCATCATTAGTATCATACAATGGTGAAGAAGGTTCTAAATCACCATCCCTTATAGTAAACTGCCAGAAGTAACAACCACCAGTTACATTGAAGATAGCAGAACGCTTCTCCAACATATCAGCAGGATCAGGAACATAAAGAGGATGAACAGTAGTTCTACGTAAATCGTAACCAACTAAAGACGAACCACGAGGGATAATAGCACCACCCTCGGTGTTGTTAAACTTATAAAGTATGTTATTTGGATCAGATATATCTAATGATGAACTATCAGTCCATTCACTTAATGCTTGATCAAACTGGAAGGCATCAATACCACTAGAGTCTATTAATCCTGGACGGTTATCAATGTAATGCTTACCAGGCATCAACATGATGGTGAATTGATCGTACCTGTCGTTATCTCTTCCAGGTAAGTAAGAGTATCGTGCGATCTCTATAAATGCTCTTTGAATAGACTTAAATGGTCTAATTGGGGAATTTCCCCTGTTGTTCAGCTCATCCGATGCGTTGAAATCGTCAGGAGACACATACAAATACTTACCAGTTTTTGAACTAATAAGATTGTCAAGTCTTGTCAAAGCCATACTGCTATTCCTATGGGTATAATCTGCCGTCCATTTATTTATACAAGCAGATCCCTTTATTTCACTGTGGTTCTAAGATTTTATATACATGTAATTTGAACCATTAAAAAAGAGGGGCATTTCACCCCTCATGAGTTACTTGGGTTAGAAGGCTAACTTAACCCCCATCTCACCTTTGGGTCAAGCAAGGACGAGTTCACGGGTGCGAACTGGGCTTACTGGACGTGAGAATGCTACGATGTTATTCGCAGCAG